AAAATGTTTTAAGATTGGAACATCCTAACTTTTTAACTGCAGATGTCATACGAACACCAAGTTGAGATTTCTTTCCACTAAATCCTGTGCCAACAATCTGTCCCGCACGTCCTCTCATTGATGCCATAAGAAGATTGTCATATTCCAAATCATAATGAAGAATATTTGCTACTTGATCACCAATGTCATTTACTTCTATTAATAACCAAGCGTCATTATACGCTTTTCCAACTTCTTCAATAATGTTGGGAAAGAGCATTGGTTTGATTTCATTATTTCGGTATTTTGCAACAACTTTGTACGGAAATTGTGTGATATCAAACACGATAAAAGCAGAATAGTCGTTCCCCAAACCCCGAGCAACATCAACAGTAATGAGATAGTTATTTTCTGGTTTTGCATTTTCATAAATGTCAAGTCCTGCATTTCTTTTTATAGGATTTTCATAAACAAGATTTTTGAGTTTAGTTGGATTAATAAGAGTATTGGTTGATCCTAAAAATTCACAGTTATGTGATATTATATTATTTGAATAATATAAATTATCCTCTCCAACATCAAGTAAATCGTAAAGATATACTCCCTCTTCTACAACTTCATTATAAACTACTTTTTTCCCCTGTAAAAAATCATCAACTTTAATCATTGATGCTTTAATTTGTTCTTCTCCAAAAGAATGGTTATCGGAGCATTTTATTTCTGATCCATCATCAAATATTATCCAGTGATAAAAAGGTTTATATACTTTTTGAATTCCAGAAAAAGATTTAAATCCACTTGGAGTCTTTACTGTAATATTTTTATTAAGTTTAAACATTTGACCAGCATTCTTTTAAAATAATTCTTTTTATTCCTTGTGGAGTTAAATTATATTCTTTGGCATATTCTTTACAAAATGCCTGAATGTATGATAATTTTTTACCATTTTTCATAACAACACCAACGTTTTTTAAGTTTGGTTTTTCATTATATAGTTTTCTTATATCTCTTATCTGCTCATCATTTATTTTTCTACTAAAAACTCTACCTTTTCTAGAGTTGCTCATTTTTTCTATGGTTTCTTCAGAGAAACAATTTTTAATTCCTTTATTCCAAGGAACAGTTCCTTTTTTTACTCCACCAATTCCTTTTCGTTCATAATTATCAAATCCTTCTCCGCCAGTAGACTTATTCCACCCATTCTTAAAAGTATCAAATTTCTCTATGTAAAAAATTTCCGCCTCTTTTGCTTTTTCCGAAATATCTATCTGCTCATTTATTTCAAAAGTATGTGGTGGTTTATTTCTTTTATGCTCTCTTTTTCTGGCATCTAAATTTTGCGTTTGTCCTACATATTTGATATTTCCATTTAAGTCTTTGAGAAAGTAAATATAATACATTTTTCTAATTATTTATAATCCAAAAAACTCACATTCGTTGATACAACTCTTTCATAGAAATTTTTTGGGGAATACCACTCTCATCTAAAATTTCTATCATAGTATCTCCACTTAAGCACTCAAACTCAACCTTAAACTGTGCTTCTGAGGTATTGGCAATCGTTTGCTCTTTCCAAGCTTGATCTCTGCCAGGAACTTCTGACCAGTGAACATCCGTTGGTACGTATTCATTCTTACCTCTTTCCGCATCATGCCACATGCGGTAGAAGTGGTTCATACCGCGAGGAGTAGAAACGATGATTACCTTTGTGCTCTGTCCAGAAGAAATAGTAGGATAAACAGAGGCAAAGAAGTCATCAGCAATGTGATTCGGGATGAAAGCGAACTCGTCAAGAAAGATGACATTATAGGATCCGCCTCGGACAGCAGATGAAGAAGTAGAGTTAGACGAAATTTTGGACCCATTTTCTAATTCCAGACTACCTTTGTTCCATGATATAATACCCTGCTGCATCCACTTCGGCAAGTTCTCATAAGCAAGTTGTAATCTTCCAAGAAGATCACGGGCAGTTGATGCCTTGTTTGCTAGGATGGCGATGTTAACATTATCGTTAAAAACAGCATAGTGTAAAAGATATGATACACAAGTAGTAGACTTACCAGTCTGACGTGGCATCTTACAGATATTAAACCTATTATCATGGAAATTTTGAATTAGTTTTTCCTGAAATGGGTACATATCAAAAGGAACAAGTCCTTCATCAAGAGAAACAATTTTTATATACTTCCTTGCAAAATATACCGGGTCTTGTTTACATTTGAGGAACTCAATAACATTCTCTTCTGTAAATTCAATCGCAGTATTTGCTTTCTTAAGGTTTGGGTTACCTAAATAAACTTCACTCATAACGAAACTCCTTTTTTAGTCTTCTACATAAATGAACGACACACTGGCATTGGTGATATTACTTGAAGATGCAATAACTGCTGATATACAGTCTCCTGGTGGAACATCAATACCAATAGCAGTTAAATCAACATTAATAGTGTCACCATTAGAAACATGAAATGCTGCAATTGCTGGTGTTGATTGTGGTGCTAATGAAAACTGCCCAGCACTATCTTGAGTAGCATACAAAGATGCATTGAAGTTTGTTTGTGTTGTAAGTCTCAAATAATTTGTAAATTTTGCATTAAAATACAAGTAAATGATTGCTGGATCCTGAGTTGTATTCACAGAAGCAGTCAATCTTTGTGGAATCAAATCTCTGGTATTAATTTTTCCTTGATAGATAATTTTATTTTTGAGAGTAAGTAAATGATATAAAGTTCCAGGTGTATTCATACCACTGTTTCTGGTTGCAGTCACAGAATAAGGAAGTCTGGTATTTGTTACCAAACCTTCAATAGCACCAAGGAATGAAGATCCAGTGCAAGTTACAACACCACTTGCAGGAGCTCCCAAGTTTGCTGCAACATATCCAATCTTCATAGATGGATTATCTAAATGAGGAGATTCATTTCTATTTGTGTAATGTTCATGGTGGAAGAACATCATATCCCCATTAGTGGGGTTCTCAATAGCATAACGGATCTCACCAGCACCCAACCAACGGAAGTTGATTTGATACACATTTAGTTTTGATGGATCAATAGTAACACCAGAGTATCCAGTTCCATCCAGTTTGTCTAAGTTAAAATCATCTTGGAATGTCCAGTTTTCTGTCTGTGTTACTCCAGTTTGTTTTTTTGTATTGGTAAATGTTATACCTGCAGTACTGGTTGCATTAAATGTACCAGATTGAGCACCAAGAGATGTTGCTAAGAATGAAATCTTTGCCTGATCATATTCTAGGAGATATAAAGCATTAAAAAGTGCCTGATCTTGCAATCCTTCTGCAAGTAATGCAATGTTTGCGGCAATACTTCCACCACCTAAAGTTACCGCAGTAAAACTAGTGCCGTTGAGAGTAACTGTTACATCCCCATCTGCCAGTGTAGTGAAGGCAAACTCTTGTATATTTGCTTTACCTCCACTGGCACGAAGGACGCCAAACTGTCCATTGGTATGTGCATAACCGATTTGAAGGGCATTTTCTTGATTGAATAAACCTACTCTTTGAGTAAATCCTACTGGGTTAGAAGAAAATGCGGCAGTAAATCTTGCAACTGCACCCTGCCCAGGACGATATCTCAAAAAGTTTGTGGTTCTAATAACACCATAAGAATTAGCATCTGTTCCTGCACTAACTTTAAATTTAAAATCTCCATTTGTTGCAATACCACTATTGCTAAATGTAAATGTCTCAAACTCTCTTGGATCTAATCCATAGACAGCATCACCCTGAATCTTTGGTGTGATGGGAACTGCAATATTCTCACCAAATGCAGATTCGCCACAAGCACTTGGAGTAATGATTTGACCATATTCGTCACACCGCATGTAAACTTCATGTAGTGTTCTTTCTTGGTTTAGAAAGTCCTGTGTGTTCTTATTCCACTGAGCCATTAGTCACTCCAAGTTAATCTTTCTGGTTGATATCTTTGTGCGTTTTTAATTTTTGAAGGAGAATTTCCTGGATAAATTTGATGAACCATTGCTCCAGGATATTCTCCTTGAATCTGCTCTGCCAATTCATTCTTGGAAAGCATTTTACCTTCTACTTCAAGACGATATAACTTACCTTCCCAGACAACATCGGCAAAGAACGACTCTTGTGCCTGTTCTGGTTGAGAACCTCCTACATTGAGAGTTCCATTGAAATCACCATTAATGGTGATGCTTTCTGAGAGAAATTGTTGAAAACTTTTCATTGATCAGCACTTCCAGCGACGACGGGCTTTACAAACAGGTTTATCGGGGGTTTTAGAGCAATCAATGTTATGCATGTCTTGCTGCCCCTTAGAGCGAGCACAGAAAGACTT